CGGAGATGATCTGCAAATACTGGCACAAGGGCAAGGAAATCCTGCTGGAGGGCAAGCTGTCCACCCGCGAATATCAGGACAAAAACGGCAATGACCGCAGTGTTACGGAAATGACCGTTGATCGGGTACACTTCTGCGGCAAAAACGAGGACGCGCATGGTATGCCGCCCCGGACGGGCGGCCAGTTCGTAGAGGTGGACGAGGACTTCGACACGGACGGCGATATGCCGTTCTGATAGGGGAGGTAGAGCGGCATGGATTACTGGCACAAGCGGTACACCTGCCCATACTTTACCAGCAGCGAGAAACGGCGGGTCTGCTGCGAGGGCGGTAGCCGCGTCAGCTTTGAGACGGGCGGCGCGGCATCCCGCTACATGAATCAATTCTGCGCCGGGGCGTGGGAGCATTGCACCATCGCACGGCATCTGACGGACGAGTACGAGAGGCAGGGAGAAAAGAATGGGAAATAGGCGTATCGCCGAAGGAGTGAGAGGCGGTGCATAGTGGCTCTTGAGTACATTCCCTTTTATTTTAGTTATCGCAAGAAATTAGAGAAACTCTCAGATCAAGAGGTAGGTCGGCTTGTACGGGCTTTGCTGGAATATGGCGAGACCGGAGAGACGGAGGAACTTACGGGACGGGAGTCGATCGCATTTGATTTTATTGCGGACGATATAAATAGGGCGAAAGCGGCGTATGAAGAGAGATGCGCGAAGAACCAGCGCAACGCAGAAAAGCGATATGCACGTCGCGATGGTACGACCGTATACGATGGTATACGAACGAATACGACCGCATGCGATGGTATACGAACGGATACGACCGTATACGAAACGTACCAAACCAAAGACAAAACCAAAGACAAAACCAAAGATAATACACTCCCACCTAACGGTGTGAGTGATACGCGCGCGAAGCGCTTCACACCACCATCCGCTGATGATGTATCCGCCTATGTTCAAGCGCAGGGCTATCACGTCAACGCAGATCGCTTTGTCGCCTTCTATGAGCAAAAGGGCTGGATGGTAGGCAAAAACCGCATGAAGGACTGGAAAGCCGCCGTGCGGAATTGGGAGACGAGATGGAAGGAGGAACACGGCGATGGACATAACGGCGGTGCTGGAGAACCTGCGAAAAAATGGAATATCCCCGGAGAAGTCGTACTTTGAGTGCCCAGACTGCGAGGACAGGGGCTATACGGCCACACGCAGCGCAACCGGGGAGCTTATGACCCGTATCTGCCCTTGCCAGATACGCAAGGACAACCAGCGGCGCATTGCGCGTAGCGGACTGTCCGGTCTGCTGGAGAGCTGTACACTGGAGACGTACCAGACGGCGGAGCCGTGGCAGAAGCAGGCAAAGCAGATGGCCGAGGCGTATATCACGGATTGGCGCGGGAAGTGGTTCTATGCCGGTGGGACCCCCGGCAGCGGAAAGACGCACCTGTGCACGGCGATCTGCGGGAAGCTGATGGAGGCAGGCTTGCCGGTACGGTATATGCAGTGGCGGTCGGACATTCCGTCCATCAAGGCAAAGGTAAACGATGCGGAGCTGTACGCAGATGCCGTTGGAAAGCTGAAAACTATCCGTGTGCTTTACATCGACGACTTTCTCAAGGGAAACGTGACGGAGGCTGACCGGAACATTGCGTTTGACCTGCTGAACGCACGGTACATAAAGCCAGAGTGTGCAACGATCATCAGTTCCGAGCGGACGATAGGACAGATATTGGACTGGGACGAGGCGATAGGATCCCGCATTGCGGAGCGCGCGAAGGGCTTTACCATGAGCGTGACGGGCAGCGGAAAGAACTGGAGGTTGCGATGAACGACGGCGCATGGAAGATCGCGTCCGGCAGGCTGTGCGTGGCCTGCTTGCAGGAGATGGCGGCGGAATACATCATCGAGCCAGCGTTCCACGGCTGGGCGCGGGGCGTGTGCCAGCGCTGCGGGAAAGACCAGAAACTGACGACGATCAAGCGTTACACCATGAGCAAGCGCGGACTGGAGAAAAGAGGGTTGTTGGATGAAGAGTGATGATCTGATGCGGCTGGGGCCTGCGGCGCAGAAGCAGGTCATGGAGAAGATGCGCAAGCCCGGAAAGTACAAGGCGCAGAAGACGCGGCGCGGCAAGCTGACTTTCGACAGCAAGAAGGAGGCGGAGCGCTATGACGCTTTGTTGCTGCTGCAAAATGCCGGGGAGATACGGGGGCTGAAATTGCAGGTGCGGTACTGCTTGCAAGAGGCGTACACGACGTTTGATGGCGACCGCGTGAAAAGTATCGACTACGTTGCGGACTTCGTATACGAGCGCAGAGCGGCTCCTGATTGCAACGGCCAGCGGTACTGGTTGCCGGTGGTGGAGGACGTGAAAGGGATGAGGACGCGGGAGTACGCCATGAAAGCAAAGCTGTTTCGCAATCGGTATGGGTTTGCCATCCGGGAGGTGTGAGGATGACAGTGTACATGATCGTGACGCGGGACAAGTACCGCCTGCCCCGTTGGTGGGGTACGACCACGGCGGAGTTGGCGCAGTTGTCCGGGCGGAAGCATCAGAATGTTCGTTTTGCGATTTGGAAGGCAATCCGCAACGGCGGCAGATACGGCTGCTATGAGGTGGTGAGATTGGAGGACGGCGAGTGATGGTGCCGACAAACACGCCTTTGACGCGAGAGGCGGCGAAAAAGCTCATGGCGCTGGACTTAACGGATAAGGAGATAACCACCTACGAAAAACTGGACGAATGGTACACCGCATGGGGCGGGAGGTGCTATGTCAGTTTTTCTGGTGGCAAGGACAGCACAGTGCTGGCGTACTTGGCGGCGCGGTATCTGTCGAGCTTCAGGGCACCGCCGTGGGAGTTGAATCTGGTGTTCGTGAACACGGGGCTGGAATACCCGGAAATTCAGAAGTTTGTCAATGAGTACGCGGATTGGCTACGGCGGGAGTTTCCCCGCGTGACTGTAAACCTTGTGCGGCTGCGTCCGAAGATGAACATCCGGCAGGTGGTGACGAAGTACGGGTACAGCATCGTGAGCAAAGAGGTTGCGGGATATGTCAGCGAAGCCCGCAGGAACCCAAACGGCTTGAGAATGAAGCGGCTGCGAGGGGAAGCCGTGCGAAAAGACGGTCAGCCGTCTGTCTACAACTGCGAGAAATGGGAATATCTGTTGTACGCACCGTTTGTAATCTCCTCGACGTGCTGCGCCATTATGAAAAAGTCACCGCTGAAAACCTACGCACACAAAACCGGGCAGCAGGCTACAACAGCGACGATGGCGGAGGAAAGCAGGTTACGCATGACATCTTGGATGAAAAGCGGCTGCAACGCCTTCGAGGGCAAGCGACCGATGGGAAAGCCCATGAGCTTCTGGAAGGAACAGGATGTACTGCGGTTTATCGTGGAGCGTGGGCTGCCCTACGCAAGCGTCTACGGGGACATCGTAGCCAGCGATGGCGAGAATGACTACGGCTCAACGCTGATCGACTGCAAGCTGCGCTGCACGGGATGCCAGAGAACGGGCTGTATGTTCTGCGCGTTCGGTGCGCACCTCGAAAAGGGTGTCAACCGCTTTGAACGCATGAAACTGACACACCCGAAGCACTACCAATTCTGCATCGGCGGCGGCGCATTTGACACGGACGGGCTGTGGAAACCCACGAAAGACGGCCTTGGTTATGCGCGGGTGCTGGACTACATCGGAGTGAGGTATTGAGATGGGCAAGCAGCATTTGAGCCGGGACGACCGGATTTTTATGGACGGCAAGCGCAGAGGTACGCAGGAGTGCATGGACATGGTGGCGATGGCACTCATCGACAAATGCGGCTGGCACGTCCAGGAGGAGACGCCGGACAGCCGCGACACGCACAGCATCGCGTACCTGTACGAGTGTCTGGAAAAGATCACACAGGAGATCAACGAAGGCCGCATCAAGCGGAAGCACATCAAGGACGTGCTGAAGGATGAGTGCGGCGTGGTGTTTGGAGATTAGGAGATGAATGGAGAAGTTATGTTTTCCAGCGAAAAGAATTTCTGGGAAACGCCGCAAAAGCTGTTTGATGAGCTGGATGCTGAGTTCCACTTCACGCTGGACGCCGCCGCCAGTGACGAAAACCACAAGTGTGCGCGGTATTTCACGCAAAACGATGATGGTTTGCGGCAAAATTGGGGGGGTGAAACAGTGTTTTGTAACCCACCCTACGGAAGCAAGGAAACCGGACTGTGGACGGAGAAGTGCTGCCGGGAGGGACAGAAGCCGGGGACAACAGTGGTGCTGCTGATTCCGGCGCGGACTGACCGTGCCAGTTTTCACGACTACATTCTGGGTAAGGCAGAGATACGTTTTCTGCGCGGGCGGCTGAAATTCGAGCTGGACGGAAAGCCGATGGGAACGGCACCGTTTCCCAGTATGCTCGCCATTTGGCGAGGAGGAATGACATGACAAGAGATGAGATCGTGACCGCGCTGCGGCAATGCCCACGCTATGGTGTGGACTGCTCTAAGGGAGTTTGTGCCTTTTTTAAGCCGAATGGTGCATTTGAGGATTGTATCAAAAAGAAGAATGACGCTGCCGCTGATCTGATCGAGAACCAGCAGCGGCACATCGAGGCACTGATGAAAGCCAACGACAGTTTGAAGGACGCCATTGCACGGCGGGATAAGCAGATAGAGGATATGAAGCAGGGCATGGCGCAGCTGGCGGACTGCGTGGCAGTGTGAAAGGAGGCACCGTGAAGCCATCACATAAAGAAATTGCCGCAACCCTGCGCGAATATGCAGAATGGGCCGATGCAAATATCTACGAGGTACCTATTATGCTGCCGGATGATTTGAGAGCGGCGGCTGATATGCTGGAAAAAGGAGAATGATATGGACGCTGTGAAGTTTATTGAGGAACGCGACAGGATGTGCAAATCGTTTGATAATTGTTCTTGCGGTTTGCGCATCTGCCCTGCCTGGGATGGTTCGTGCAAACTTGAAACTGGAACATATCTCGAATGTGAAGCAGATAAGCTGGTTAAGATCGTCGAGGAATGGTCTGCTGCACACCCGCGCAAGACGCGGCAGAGCGTGTTTTTGGAACAATACCCGGAGGCGAGAATTGGAAATCATGGCGTGCTGCTGGTATGCCCCAGCCAAATTTCTGCATGGAACAGGAACGCAGATGGCGGCTGCGCAACCATTGGTCGCGGATGCGACGACTGTCGCCGCGAGTTTTGGATGCAGGAGGTGGAGTGATGGAACGACTGACAGAAAAGCACTATCTTGGCACAGACCATTACATGAAGTGTTCTGGTAGCTGCAATGTGGACATGGATTGCATAGATTGCCCATCGTTTGATTGTCTGGTTGAACGCCTCGCCGCCTACGAGGACACGGGGCTGACGCCGGGAGACATCAAGGAATTGCTTGACATGGCTGTATTGGGGAGGAGGTGCTGACATGAGCGAATTCCCGGAACGGCTGAGAAAGCTGCGGGAGAGAAAGAGACTGAAGCGGTATGTGCTGTCGGAGCGCTGCGGGCTGAATTCGGATGCCATACGCCGGTATGAGCTGGGGACGGCGAAGCCGACGATGGACGCGCTGAAGAGCATAGCGGATGAATTTGGCGTGTCGGTGGACTATCTGATGGGCAGGACGGACTATCCCTGCGTGGTAGATATTGCCGAAAAATAAATTTTGAAAATTCCACTTAAAAGTGGAAAAATTGAAAAAACGCACTTTATCATGGGAGATGCGGGGGCAAACTCTGCATCTCCATTCTTTTTCTTTTTCCCCTTCTTTCCTGATGGGCGGGGCTTCGGCTCCGCCCGGATGGAGCAATATGCCGCAGGCAGATGCCGCCCCACATTTCGGGGGGCGGGAGGGCGCACCTCTCATGCGGCACCAGATGAAAACGTTGGATCGTTTTCACCCGCAAGGGGCTTTCTTGGGGCGTATGCCCCACACGCGGCATAGGTGCCCCGTAAGGGGAGGCCACAGCGAGTGACGGGGACTTTCCCCGAAGCGCTAAAGCAGGGCAGGACTGCAATGCCGTACCAGATGTATGCTACCGCATTGCGGCACCACGGAAGGGTAAGACCGCTACAAGGGGCTTGCCTGTGCGCTGTACGAAAGCGGCAGGACGAAGTAATTTATGTATTGGCTGGCACCGGCTTTGTAAAGATGAACGGATGCGACCGACGTACCGGCGCAGGGCTGAAAAGTTCCGTGGTTGGTCTGGGTACCACCGTGCTATCGAGAAATCCAAGGCGTGGATGTGGTGTGGTGGCGGTTGTCTTAGGACAAATCTGCTGTGTAGGACAGTATGGATGCGTGGTGGTACCCGACCGATTGTGTAGAACGACAGGCGATGCGCTGGCATACCGCTGTAAGGGATGCGTCCCAAATAGTCTGCTTACATAAAACAGGACTTCCCGCACCTCTTAAAAATGTGACCCAGGGGAGACATGGAATACAGGCGAGGCGAAAGCCGGGGAAGGACGTGCCAATGACAAAGGCCAGTGGTGGGAGGCCGGTGCGTCAGGCAAAGGAGGCCACATGGAAGTAAAAAACAAGCGGCTGGCGGATATTATGCCGTATGCTGCAAATGCCAAGAAGCACGACAGACGGCAAATCAACAATGTGGCCGAAAGCATAAAACAGTACGGGTTCGTGCAGCCGATTGTGATTGACCGAGAGGGTGTTATTGTCATCGGCCACTGCCGCGCTATGGCGGCAAAGAAGTTGGGCATGGAAGAAGTGCCTTGCGTCTGCGTGGACGATCTGACACCGGAGCAGGTGAACGCCCTGCGGCTGGTGGATAACAAGAGCAACGAGAGCGACTGGGACTTTGACCTCCTGGCTGATGAGCTGCCCGGTCTCGATCTGTCGGCGTTTGACTTTGAATGGGGGCTGCGTGACGAACTGAACGATTCCGTTGTCGAGGATGATTATGAACCTGTCATTCCGGCGGAGCCGAAGAGCAAGCTGGGCGATGTGTACCAGCTTGGAGACCACCGCCTTATGTGCGGAGACAGCACGTCTTTGGCAGACGTACAGAAGCTCGTGGGGGGGGCACAAATGGATTTGCTGCTCACAGACCCCCCATACAATGTGGACTATCAGGGCACCGCAGGGAAGATTAAGAACGACAATATGGAGGATACGGCATTTAGACGGTTCCTGACGGATGCCTTCTCCAATGCAGTGATGGTTATGAAACCAGGCGCTCCGTTCTACATCTGGCATGCAGACAGCGAGGGGTACAACTTCCGTGGCGCGTGTAAAGATTCGATGCTGCGCGTCCGGCAGTGCCTGATTTGGGTAAAGAACTCCCTTGTGATGGGGAGACAGGATTTTCAGTGGAAACATGAACCTTGCCTGTACGGTGAGAGCGAGATTGAAGAGGATGCGCATGAGCCTTGCCTTTATGGATGGACGGGAGGTAAGAAGCACTACTTCTTCAAGAACCGCAGGCAGACAACTGTGCTGAATTTCGATAAGCCTGTCAAGTCTGCGGAGCATCCGACCATGAAGCCAATTAAGCTGTTTGATTACAAGATGCAGTGCTCCAGTAAGCCGGGTGAGAATGTGCTTGACCTGTTCGCTGGCTCCGGAACAACAATCATGGCAGCGGAGCAGAATGGCAGACACGCTTTCTGCATGGAGTATGATCCGAAGTATGCCGACGTCATTGTTGACCGGTGGGAGAAGTTCACCGGGAAGAAGGCGGTGCTTCTGCATGACTGATGCGCAGGCGACTGCACGGAGGATGTTGAAGAAAAACCAGCAGTATTTATCCACACAGCAAATGAAAACACTGAACGGGCTGATTAAGTCCGGCAATATTACAGGGGCCATTAATGGCCTGCATACATTGGTGGCGAGAAAACTGACTGCGAGAAAGGAGGGCGCGTATGGCAAGGCCAAGAAAGGAAATAGATCAGAAGCAGTTCGAGAACCTCTGCGGCCTGCAATGCACGCTTGAGGAAATCTGCGGCTGGTTTGATGTGACTGATAAAACACTGGATAGTTGGTGTAAACGCACCTATCATGCCAGTTTTTCCGAGATATTTAAGCAAAAGCGTGGAGCGGGGAAAATTTCACTGCGTCGGAGCCAATGGCGATTGGCCGAAAAGAACGCTACAATGGCGATCTTCCTCGGCAAACAGTTTTTGGGGCAGCGTGACAGCGTGGACGTGGCGCTGACGGACGCGAAGGGCATTGCATTGGACGAGTTGGAGAAGATGGTGATGCAGAATGACGCGGATACAAGCGGCGGAACTGCTGATACATAATCCCATTGCGTTCGGCCATGCCGTTGGATTTGATAAGCTGGGCGCGTTGCATAACGCATGGATACAGGATATGGTGCGCGGGAGTGAGGACAAAACCTTGCAGGCGCACCGTGGCAGCTATAAAACAACGTGCGTTTCGATTGCGCTGACGGAGATCATCGTCCTTCTGCCGAATCTCAAAACGCTGTTCATGCGGAAAACGGATGCGGACGTGAAAGAGGTTGTGCGGCAGGTGCGGAATCTGCTGCTATCGCCATACATGGAGGCGCTGTGCGAGAAAATCCACGGGAAACCGCTGATCCTGACAACGGTATCCGCGACGGAGATTTCCACGAATCTGGCAGCGGACAACAAGGGCACGAGCCAGCTTGTGGCGTGCGGCGTGAACGGGTCCTTGACCGGTAAGCATTTTGACCGCATATTCACGGACGATATTGTAAACGTGCAGGATCGCATTTCCCGCGCAGAGAGAGACCATACAAAAACGATCTATCAGGAGTTACAGAACATCCGCAATCGGGGCGGGCGCATTTTCAACACCGGGACGCCTTGGCACAAGGAAGATGCGTTTTCCATGATGCCAAATATCGAAAAGCACGATTGCTATTCAACCGGTCTGATCTCTGGGGATGAATTGCAAACCATTAAATCGTCTATGACGTCATCCCTGTTTGCGGCAAACTACGAGCTGCGGCATATAGCCAGCGACGATGTAATTTTTGACACGCCGCAGATGGGCGCGGAGCCTTGCCTTGCAGAGCAGGGCATTTGCCATATCGACGCGGCATACGGTGGCGATGACTACACGGCGTTCACGATTGCCCGGAAAAAGGGGACAACATATTACCTCTACGGGCGGCTTTGGCATAAGCACGTGGACGATTGCATGGACGAGATTGTCCGATTGCGGAAATGCTTCAACGCTGGGGAGATTTACTGCGAGACCAACGCGGACAAGGGCTATCTGGCAAAGGCGCTGCGTGCAAAGGGCGAACGGGCTGTTACCTATCACGAGAACATGAATAAGTTCCTTAAAATCACAAGCTATCTCAAGGCGGAATGGCGCAATGTGGTTTTTGTGGCTGGTACGGATAATGCGTATATCGACCAGATTTGCGATTACAACGAGAACGCGGAGCATGATGACGCGCCGGACAGCGCGGCCAGCATCGTAAAGCGGTTGTGGAACAAGCGCGACAGCTCCGATTATGTTTCCATTCTGAGATAAGGGGTGAGCGGAGATTAAGACATATAATGACCTTGTGGCGGTGGGCGAGGACGAAAAGGCGCGGATGGAGTTTATCCGCAGCGCGATCAACGCGCATCGCGAATCCCACGCATATAAGACGGCGGTGGATGCGGAGGAATACTATAACGGTCTGAATCCAACCATTAACCGCTATGAAAAAATCATCTACGATATGCAGGGCCGCGCCCACACGGATATGTGGACGGCAAACCACAAGCTGGCCAGTCGGTTCTTTGGCTTGGCGGTGGATCAGGAAGTCTCGTATCTGCTGGGCAACGGCGTAACCTTTGCGGAGAAGGAAACGCCGAACAAGCTATGCCCGGACTTCGACCAGGAAGTCATGGATGCGGCGCGTGAGGCGAAAATCGCGGGCGTGTCCTTCGGTTTCTGGGATCTGACGCGTCTTCGTGTGTTCTCCCTGCTTGAGTTCGTCCCCCTCTATGATGAAGAGGACGGCGCGATGAAAGCCGGTATCCGGTTCTGGCAGGTGGCACAGGATAAGCCGTTGAGAGCGACGCTGTATGAGATTGATGGCTTTACCGAGTATTTCCAGCCCAGCGGAGAGGATATGGACGTCATGCAACCGAAGCGCAGTTATAAGCTGATCGAGCGCAAGGCGGAGGTCGGTGAAACCGAAATCTATGACGGCGGGAATTATCCGAGTTTCCCCATCGTGCCGCTGAAAAACAACAAGCGGTGTCTCTCCGAGATCGTCGGCAAGCGCAATACCATTGATGCGCTGGATTTGGCGTCCTCCAATATGGTAAACAACGTGGACGAGGGCAATCTGATCTATTGGGTGATTTCCAATTGCGATGGCATGACGGATCTGGACGATGCAAAGTTTATTGAACGGCTGAAAACCACCCATGTCGCCCACGCCAATGGCGATGATGGCGCAAAGGTGGAGAGTAAAACTATCGAGGCTCCCTATGAGGGAACCAGCAGCACCATTGATATGCTCAAGAAAAAGCTGTACGAAGATTTCCAGTGCTTTGACGCTGCGGCGGTATCCGCAGGGAACCAGACGGCGACCGCAATAAAGGCCAGCTACGTGCCGCTGGATTTGAAGACGGACAAGTTTGAATCCGAGGTCACGCGGTTTATCGTGGAGATTTTGCGGTTGGCGGGTATCGAGGATCAGCCAAGCTACACGCGCAATCAGATTATCAACAAGAGCGAGGAAACGCAGAACATTCTTCTGGGCGCGGCGTATTACGATGACGAATACATCACAAAGAAGCTGCTGACCATCAACGGCGACATTGACCAGTACGAGGACATGGCAAAGCGGAAGGCGGCAGAAGAACTTGACCGGAGCTTTGAAGATCCGGACGCGCCGGGGGTGAGCGGCGATGGCGACCAGTGATCTTGGGCATCAACTGACCGACAAGGAGCTTGCAAAGCTGGAACGGCGCATTGCGAAATTGTACCGTGAGGCTGGGAAAGAGCTGCAGGTGACCATCGACGCATATTTTGAGCAGTTTGCCAAGCGTGATGAGGAAATGAAGGCGCTGATCGGCACCGTGCAGAACGGAAAGGAATGGACGGAGGCCGACTATAAGCAATGGCGGCTCAACCAGATCGGGCGTGGGGAACGCTATCAAGCTATGCGCGACAAGGTGGCGCACCGTGTGACCGATGCAAACGCCGTGGCGGTGTCCTATACCAACGATGCTACGCCTGGTATTTACTCCCTTAACCGCAATTATGCGGCGTACACTATCGAGAGTGTGGCTGGGGACGTGGGCTTTGACTTGTGGGATGAGCAGACGGTGAAACGCCTGATCGTGGAGCAGCCGGGGTTGATGCCGTACTATCCAAAGGACAGGGCACTGAAACGAGGGATTGATCTCGCATATGGCAAGAAGCAGATCACGGCCAGCGTGACAAGCTCCATCTTGCAGGGCAAGAGCATCAAGCACATGGCGGATGACCTGCAAAAGCGCATTACCACCATGAGCCGAGACAGCGCTATCCGCACGGCCAGAACCGCCGTGACCGGCGCACAGAACGCCGGACGCATGGACAGCTACGCGGCAGCGGAGAAGATGGGGATAAAGCTCAAAAAAGAATGGTTGGCCACGCTGGACTCGCGTACACGCCACTCCCACGCCATGCTTGACGGCGAACAAGTGGCGCAGGACAAAAAGTTTTCTAACGGTTGCCGCTTTCCCGGCGACCCACAAGGGCCACCGTGGGAGATATATAACTGCCGCTGTACGCTGATTGCCGCCGTGGATGGGGTAGATACATCAGACGGGCTGCGTAGGACACGCGACGGGCTTATATCTGACATGACATATGCGCAGTGGGAAGCATCGAAGCAGGGATACAGCGGCAAACAGTTATCCCCATATCACATGGGGAGCGAAAAATCTGCAAAGGATGTTACGAAGAAATACATAGATTCTGCCAAGCCCCGCATGGGTAAGGTGCGATACGAGAACGGATACCGCTCCAAAACCCACAAAGAAGAAATAAATGTAGCAAATCAAATTAGAGAGCTGTTCGGCGGGAAAATTGTGCTACTGAAAGAATCGCAGACGCCAGGTATGCAAATGCCAGACATGCTGTGGAAAGGGAAGCAATGGGAAATAAAGTCGATTTCCACAGAAAAAGCCGCAGATAGCGCTCTGCGCAAAGCGATAAAGCAGATACACGGGAATCAAGGCGGGGTGATTTTTGATGTTGCCGATGGGATTGATAAGAAAAAACTAATTGATGTATTGGATGCGAGAGCAACAAGAAGCAAATCGTTTAATGCAGATATAATTGCGCTGCATAACGGGGCTGTCCTCTTTGTGCGGCGATATAAAAAATGAGGCAACCCCCCACCAGAACGGGCGGAGGATTACCTCGATAAAACGGAAACATGAGTTTCCTCATAGATAGTATATGCAATTTCCGTAAAATAGTCAAGAGGGATTTGAAAATGAGCGTTAAAATCCAAGACAACAGCAAAGAGATTTCTGCCGAAATTAAGGCGGCGCTGCGGCGGGGGCTGGTAAAATGTGGGCTGGTGGCAGAGGGCTATGCGAAAAAGCTTCAAAAACCGGATACGGGCTTGCTAAGAAACAGCATTACTTATGCCGTGAGCGGAGAAGCGCCAGCAATTACATCATACAAAGCCGATAATCCAAAACCGGGTCGAAAGAACAGCGGAAACTATTCTGGAGTTGCACCGGAAGAAAAGGGCGGGATTGCTGTTTATATCGGCACCAATGTTGAATATGCGCCTTATGTCGAATTGGGCACAGGTAGCCATACAGCAGGCGGCAGACCAACAAAGTGGATATATGCGGATGACAAAGGAACGCACATGACGGGAGGGCATCAAGCAAAGCCGTTTTTGAAACCCGCTGTCGCCGACCACGCCGCACAGTATCGAGACATTCTGGAAAACGAGCTGAAAAATGGATAAGGATTTTGGTTGGCTCTTTTCCTTTAGGTAAAACCCGCGAGGTACAGCGGTTTTTATACAACGTTCGCCCCCGAAGAATTGGGGCCAAAGAAAAGGAGAACGAATAACATGGCAAAATTTACGAGAGCGGAAATCAGAAATATTCTCGGCGACGCTTGCACCGAAGAGATCGAGAATCGCTTGGTTGCGCTGCATCTGGGCGTGGTTGATCCCCTCAAGGACGATCTCACGAAGTACAAGGCGGACGCGGAGAAGTTGCCAGGCGTCCAGAAGGAATTGGACGACCTCAAGGCAGCGGGTGACGGCGGCTATAAGGAAAAGTACGAGAAGGAACACTCGGCCTTTGAAGCTTACAAATCCGACGTCACAAAAAAGGAAAGCAAGGCGGCAAAGGAAAAAGCTGTCCGTGCTTACTTTGAGAGCAAAAACATCACCGGCGCGAATCTCGACCTTGCGATGCGCGGCTGCGGCGAAGAAATGGCCGCATTGGAGCTGGACGGCGAGAAGATCAAGGACACCAAGGCCCTTGATGCACTTGTGGACGGCACCTATAAGGGGCTGGTCTCCACCACGCAGACGCACGGTGCGAATCCCGCCAATCCCCCGGCGAACACCGGCGGCAGCGGTGTCACGGCAGAAGCCTTTAAGAAAATGGGCTATGCCGACCGACTGAAGCTCAAGAAGGAAAGCCCCGAACAGTATTCGGAGCTGACGAAAACTAACAACAAAGGAGATTAAAAACTATGGCAGATACGATTCTGACTAAACTCGCAGACCTGATCGACCCGGAAGTTATGGCGGATATGATTTCCGCTAAGATTCCCGACAAAATCCGCGTAGCACCTTTTGCAAAGGTGGATGATACCCTTTCCGGCGTTCCCGGCGACACAATTACCGTGCCTTCCTATGGGTACATCGGCGACGCTGAGGATGTCGCTGAAGGCGTGGATGTTGACATCGACAAGATGAGCACCAAGGATAAGCAGTACAAGATCAAAAAGGCAATGAAGGGCGTCGGTCTTACCGATGAGGCTGTTCTGTCCGGCTACGGCAACCCCGTGGGCGAAGCCAACGCGCAGCTGGCGCTGTCCATCGCTGCCAAAATCGACAATGACTGCATGGACGCCTTGCAGGGCGCAACGCTGACTTATGACGGCAGCGCGGCAGCCATCGGCTACAACGCTATTGTGGATGCCATCGACGTTTTCAACGAGGAGATCAACAGCGACAAGGTCCTGTTCATCAACCCCAAGCAGATGGCGACCCTGCGCAAGGATGCTGATTTTATCAGCGCCGACAAGTATCAGGCAGGCGTAATGCTGTCCGGCGAGATCGGCAAGATCGCAAACACCCGTGTTGTAGCAAGCCGCAAGGTGCCGTCCATCGAGTATGAAAAGGACAACAGCACCGGCACCATCGAGATTGTCGCTGATACGACCACCGAAACCGCCACCAAAAAGCATCTGGCGACCATCCAGCCCCATTGCGCTGCTGCTCTGGTTGTCGGTGATAAGGTCAAGGCTGCTGCTGCTGCCTACTACGCTTGCCCCATCGTCAAGCTGAACGAGGACAGCGAAACCGAGGACGATGTGCCTGCCCTGACCATCTATCGCAAACGCAGTATCAACGTGGAAACCGAACGCAAGCCGCGTAACCGCTCCACCGAGATCACCGCTGACGAGTTTTACGTTGCGGCTCTGACCAACGAAGCCAAAGTCGTGCTGGCGAAGTTCAAGAAGTAATAGGAGGGCAGCGTAATGCTTGAACAAATTCTGCGGCATCTGAACAACTGGTTTCTTCTGGAAATCCACGAGGGAATGTTCACCGTGGAGAATGGCAGCATTACGCTGCCCTTTCTTCAAGCCAATCAATATTTCCGCATCTGCGGTTCTGTGTTTAACGACGGCCTGCATCAATATCCGGCGGTCGATTTAACGGACGAGACGTTTACCGGCTCTGTGTGGGCGCTTGCCGTGCCGAAAGCCGTAATCGATCTTTCGGTTGAGATCGAGGCGTGGCAGGAAAAGAACGGGGAGGCCGTTGCAAGCCCGTATCAAAGTGAGAGCTTTGGGGGCTACTCCTACACCAAACGCAACGCAGGAAGCGACAGCGGCACGTTAAACGGCTGGCAGGATGCGTTCCGTGGGCGCTTGAACGACTGGCGCAAGCTTAAGGGGGTGGAACCGTGAGCTTACTGGACGATTTTGCAAGCAAATGCGTGCTGATGGAAAAGACGCGAACGCCGGACGGCGCAGGCGGCTATATCGTCGCGTGGGCTGAGGGCGCGGAGTTTTTGAACTATCAGGCGCTTGACACCTCGATGGAGGCCCGCAGAGCCGAAAAAGAGGGCGTGACGTCGGTGTATTCCGCGCTGGTCAACAAGACCGTTCCCATCGAGTACAACGACTATTTTCGCGACACTTCCACCGGCAACACCTACCGCGTGACCTCGAATCCAGAGGAACGGGATGCGCCGCGGTCGGCAGGCCCGACGATCCGGGCGCTGAAATTCTTCACTGCGGAGCGAAAGGAGCTGCCGAAATGACAAAGGACAAGGCGCTCCATGCGTGGTTTTCTCAATTCCTCCCGGCATACCCAACATCCAATGTGCCAGATGACGCGGTGTTCCCGTGGCTGACCTATGAACTCATTACAGGCTCGTGGGAAAGCGGGGAGATCGGCCTGACGGTAAACCTCTGGTACTACACAGAGGGTGAGGCGGTGCCCAATGCAAAGGCACAGGAGATTTCTGACGCCATCGGCATGGGCGGCACGCTCGTGCCTTACGACGGCGGAACTATGTGGATCAAACGCGGTTCTCCATGGTGCCAGAACGTCAAGGACGAGAGCAACAAAAACATCAAGCGGCGGTATCTCAACATCACGGTGGAATATCTGTCGCAGAACTGATGAAAGGACGAAACTATGAAATTTACGAAAATCCCTTCTGATGCTTTTCAGAAATTGCAGATCAACGCCGGTATCTTGACCACCGATTTTACGCCGTCTACCGGCGAGGTTGGCGCGGACGGACAGATCGGCGCGACCACCGGCGGCGTGACCTTTACGGCAACGCCCACCTTCTCCGACTTCGGCGAGGACATTGACAACTGCCCGAAGAATATGAAGGAGTTTAAGCGGCAGGATATGGTGGAGGCGAAGATGGCCGGTACATTTATCAACGCCGACACAAAAACGGCAAAGCTGCTGTGCGGTGCAGCGGACATTGACGCCAGCGACACGACGAAGGTCGTTCCCCGCACGGACCTCAAGGACAGCGATTTTACAGACATTTGGCTGGTAGGCGACTACTCCGACAAGAATGGCGCGAAAAACGGCGGCTTTATCGCTATCCACCTGATGAACGCTCTTTCTACGGGCGGTTTCCAGCTCAAAACGGCGGACAAAGCCAAGGGTCAGTTTGCGTTTGAGTTTACGGCGCACTATTCCCTCGCGGAGCAGGACAAGGTGCCGTATGAGATCTACATCAAGGCGGGAACGGAGGAAACGGTATGAAGCTTTCTGACGTCAAGGGCGAACATGCCCTGGAAGTGATTGCAGATGTGATTGAACCGATCTGCAACATTGCGGAGGATGAGAACGCCTCCGCCTTGTTCAAGCGGGAAAAACTGCCGGAGGGGATGACGGCCAAGAAGTTTCTCTTACAGAGGGTGAAAAAGGCCGTTCCCGCCCTCTTGCGCGGCCACAAGGGCGACATAATCGCCATCCTGTCCTCCATTGAGGGAACAAGCCCGGAGGCTTACACGGACGCTCTGAACCTGGTCAAACTGCCCAAGGATTTTATTGACCTGATGACAGACGAAGCGTTCGCGGAGCTTTTTATCTCAGCGCAGGGCACAGAAAAACCCTCTGGCTCTGCGCAGGAGAATACCGAGGCCCCCGTAGCGTAAAGGCGTTCCTGCGGTATGCCCTTGCCCGCGCCGAACAGGACAGCGTGGACAAGGCGTATCGGGTCTATGTGACGGACGCGCTGCGCATTGTGACTGAAAACACGGCGCGGTTCGCCAGCGGGAGCTATATCAAAGCACGATACGCCGAAATTGTTGAGCCGAAGAAACAGGACGACAGGACGTGCGAAGAAATTACCGCCGATGTAGTCGCGCGGTGCGGATTGGTGGTGAAAGAATGAACCTGCTCGATCTATTTGTAAAAATCGCCGTGGATAACAGTGATGTAGATAAAGGCTTTTCGGAAACGAGCAGCAAGGCAGAATCTCTTGCCGGGAAACTAAAAGGTGGCCTTGCAGCTGCGGCAAAGGTGGGAGCTGCGGCTTTGACAGCTGCGGCTACTGGCATGGCGGCGCTGACAAAGGCGTCCATTGACCAATATGCCGAGTATGAGCAATTAGTGGGTGGCGTCGATACCCTCTTTAAGACTGCATCGGACAAGGTGCAGGAGTACGCCGCAAACGCATACAAGACCGCTGGCATGAGCGCCAACGAATATATGGACACGGTGACCAGCTTTTCGGCCTCCCTGCTCCAGAGCCTTGGCGGAGATACGGATAAAGCAGCTCAGAAGGCGGACCAGGCCATCACCGACATGGCCGACAACGCCAATAAGATGGGCACTGGCATGGAGATGATACAGAACGCCTATCAGGGTTTTGCAAAGCAGAACTACACCATGCTGGACAACCTAAAACTCGGGTATGGCGGCACCAAAGAGGAAATGGAGCGCCTGCTTGCGGACGCGGAGAAGCTGTCTGGGCAGAAGTTTGATATTTCGTCCTACTCCGACATCGTAGACGCTATCCATGTGGTGCAGACGGAAATGGGCATCACCGGGACAACGGCAGCAGAGGCAGCAAGCACCATCGAGGGCAGCGCTGGGTCGGCAAAAGCCGCATGGTCAAACCTGATAACCGGCATCGCTGACGAAAATGCGGACTTCAAAACCTTGACAAGCAATTTCGTTGATAGCCTTGTTGCAGCTGGAAAGAACATTATCCCGCGCATTAGTGTCATCTTGGGCGGCATTTCACAGCTTGTTACATCTGCATCTACCACTATTATCCCGATGGTCATAACAACCATCACAGACAACCTGCCTGCGCTTTTGCAGGCGGCGGTTGCGCTTGTCGGCGCATTGGGACAGGGTATCATTGATAGCCTACCTGCAATTACGCAAGCAGCAATCGGCATTCTTTTCTTCCTTGCGAATGGCCTGATAGAAAACCTGCCCACGCTTATTGACGGCATTGTGCAAGTGACCTTGACGATTGTGCAGATGCTGACAAGCCCGGACTTTTTGACGCAACTCATTGAAACGGCAATCTTGCTGATCATGACGCTTGCGCAGGGCCTGATTGACGCGATTCCGCAGCTTATCGCGGCAGTACCTATGATTATTGGCAACTTGCTCGCCGCAATCATTGTTGAGCTGCCCAACATCATCCAGATGGGCATTGATCTTCTGTTTGCGCTGATTGACGGAATTATCAAGTGCATCCCGGAGCTGGTCGCGGCAGTCCCTACGCTGATTATTGCGTTCACCAACGGCATCGTGAACAACCTTGACAAGATCATCCTTGCAGCGCCGCAGATCATTGTATCACTGATTACCGGCATTATCGGGGCAATCCCGGAATTGATTGCAGCCGTCCCGCGCGTTATCGCTGCTATTGCCGACACAATCAAAAACTACGACTGGGGCGGCATCGGTAGAAACATCGTTCAGGGGCTGAAAGACGGTATCGCCGGAATGTGGGACAATATCAAGGATTGGTTCAACGAAAAGGTGAATAGCCTTGTCGGCGGCGTGAAGCGCATTTTGGGCATCCACTCCCCTTCCAAGGTCTTTGCCGGAATCGGCGGTTTCATGGCCGAAGGTCTGGGCGAAGGCTTTAGCGATGAATTCGCGTCTGTGAAAAATGACATTGAAGGCAGCATGAATTTTGACGCTGGAACCATTACAGCAGATGCAAACATCAGCAGAAACTATACAAGTGGCTCTTACGGAGCGGCAAGCACAAGCGGGGGTGGCGATTCCGGCAGAATTGTAATGCTGCTGGAACAGTATTTGCCTATGTTGGCAAATATGAAAGTCATCATGGACAGTGGACAGGTTATCGGTTTGCTTGCCCCAGGCATGGATGAAGAACTGGCCAAAATCAATGCAAGGAAGGCAAGGGCTGTATGATAGGAAAAGTATTTTTTGACGGAAAAGACACTTACACAGAATACGGCCTGCTTCTTGCGAGCAAGTCCATTTCTTTGCCGGAAGTCCGCACGAATATGATTGATGTTCCGGGCCGGGACGGTCTGCTGGACGCTTCCGAGGTGTTGACCGGCGAAGTGACCTACAAAAACCGCACCATTGTACTGAAGCTCACCGGCGTGGACACGGTGAGCGGCAAGAAATGGCCTGCCACGATTTCTGACTTCTGCAACAAAGTCCACGGCAAGCGCGTGAAAGTGACCTTCCCCGAGGACACCGCCCATTATTACAGTGGGCGATGCTCCGTTGGGCGGGTGGAGCTTGTCAAAATGATGCAGACCATCCCGGTCACAGTCAGCTGCGACCCGTGGAAATACAAGAACGCAAAAACCACGGTCATGGGGACTGTGCCCGATTCGGGCACGCTGTCCCTGACCCTGGCCAACGAGCACCGGCCGGTGGTCCCAACCGTGGAGGTGTCGGCGGCTGCAACGCTGACCTACGGCGGTAAGGACATCGCAGTGGCAGCCGGCAGCCATCGCAACCTGGATATCCTCCTGGCAGCCGGCAGCAACACCCTTGCCGTCACAGCCGCAGCCGGGACCACAGTGTCCGTCACCTATCAGGAGGCATCGTTATGATCTACACTGGCGCGGTATGCGGCAAGGCTATTGCCGGGCTTGCCGTCTGTGGCACGGACCCCCAGGAAACTGCGCAGGGCTTTGCTGGCTATCAGCTGCGTTACGGTGATTACATCCTGTACGATCCGCGCGGCGCCAACGAGACGGACCGGCTGTGCGCCTCGGCGGCGTCGGTGGACCTTACCGCCGGCAAGGCCGGGAGTATGGCGTTCTCTTTGCCGCCGGATCATCCCTACCGGGACAAGCTGCCCTATATGCGCCCCGGCCTGGAGCTGCTGCAAGGGCAGTATGTAGTGTGGCGGGGCCGCGTTGTCTCCCAGGTGGGCGACTTTCGCAACAACCTCAACGTTACGGCGGAGGGCGTCATGGCAGTGCTCAACGACTCCACCGTCCCACCATTTGCGTATCCGGACGATTTTGCGGCGGATGCGGACTATCAGGCGGCTGCCAACAACGGCAACGTGGTGGATTTCCTGTTCCGCTGGCTTCTGGCGCAGCACAATGCCAAGGTATCCACGGATCAGCAGATCAAGCCGGGCGTCTGCACCGTGACGGACGCCAACAACTACATCGCCCGCGGCTCAACCAAGTACCTCACCACCATGGAGGCCATGACCACCCGCCTTACCGGCTCCGCCCTGGGTGGATACCTCCTGATGCGGTACGAGTCGGACGGCAACTACCTGGATTACTACGCAGATCTCCCACTCACCAATGCCCAGGCCGTTACCTTCGGGGCGAACCTCCTGGACCTGGAGCGCCAGCTCACCGGCACCGGCATCTACACCGCCATTCTGCCGGTGGGCAGGGACGGCCTGACCATCACGGAGTTGGCCGACGGCGATCTGACGGACGACCTGGTCAAGGAGGGCCCGTATGTCTGGTCCCGAGCCGGTGTGGCAAAGTACGGCTGGATCTGTCCCGGTCCAACGGACTGGCAGGATGTCACTGTGGCCGGAAACCTCCAGTCCTACGCAGCGGCCCGGCTGGCTACCTCCGGCTGGGCGCTGGAGGAGTCCATTACCTGCAAGGCCATTGATCTCCACGTTACAGACGCCGCTGTGGCCGCCTGGCGAGTAGGCCGGTATACCATGTTGGCCACCACGCCCCACGGCATCCGGGCGGCCATGCCTCTGCTGCAAATGCACATTGATCTCTTGGACCCGGCGCAGACCACCGTCACCATGGGCCGGACGCGGCGTACCTTTACCGGCGACGTGGAGGACGAGCGCAACCGCGTATCCCAGGGCATGGAGGAGGTACGGCAGGAGACTGAGGAGCGGATCAACACCGTGCAGCAGATCCTCACCGAACGCATGACGCAGATCTCGCAGTCGGACCGGCAGATCCTCCTGGAGGCGCTGGAACAGTATGTGGAGATTGGGGACTTCGAGTCGTACAAGCGGGTCATGGATGCCACTCTGGCCATTCTGCCGGATCAGATCCGCATGGAGGTATCCGAGGAGATCACAGAGCAGGTGGAGGATGCCACCGGCGATATCCGCCAGACCGTACACACAATGAACCAGTACATGAGCTTCAGCGCGGCCATGGGCATGCTCCTGGGCAGCGAGGGGGACCCCGTAAAGGTGCAGATCAACAACCAGGGCCTAAACATTCTCCGGGAGACCCTGGCTCTGCTGTCCATCAACCAGCGGGGCGTATATACGCCGTCGCTGTACATTCGGCCAATGGATCCGGACGACCCCACCGCCGGGTGTCTGTATCTGGGCAATTTGGTGGTCCGGGTGAACCCGGACGGCTCCGTGGTCGGCGCAAAGGGGGTGAATGCCAATGGGTGAGCTGTACGGCTCCAAATCCACATACGGCTGGCAGCTGTGGCTTGGGTATACCATCCAGCAATCCCGCAGCAACAACCGCAGCACCATTGCCCTGTCGCTGCAGATCTATGACGGCACCGGCGAGAGCTATAACCAGGCGGCCAACAGCTGCTATTACGTCCTACAGGGCACCAAGGTGTACCATCCCTACAGCTACACCGCCAAGGGCTGGTACGATCTGGGCACCAAGACCATCACCGTGGACCACGATGCCAAGGGCGAGGCCACGGTAACACTGTCCGCTGAGTGGCACAGCGGCTTTACCTCTCAATGGACGCCAGCGTCTCTGTCTGTATCCGGCAAGGTCACCCTGCCTACCATCCCCCGGGCGTCGTCCCTGGCTGTCCCGGCCCTGACGTTGGGCAGCCCTGCCACACTGACCGTCACCAAGGCAGACAGCAGCTACACGCACCGGATCACATACGCCTGGGGCACCCACTCCGGCGTGGTGTCAGCAGAGACGGGCGCGACGTCTATTACCTGGACGCCGCCCCTGGAACTGGCCAACGATATCCCCAATGCTGTTACCGGCGTGGGTACCCTGACCATCACCACATACAGCGGCGATACGGCCTTGGGCAGTCAGTCCTATAGCTTTGCCGCCTCCGTGCCCTCCAGCGCGGCTCCTGTGGCCACCGTGGCGCTCTCGGACGCCACTGGGTATGCAGATACCTACGGAGCCTACGTGCAGGCCAAGAGCCGCCTAAAGGCCGTCACGACGGCCAACGGGAAATACGGGGCGACGGTCAAGGGCTATACCCTGGCCATCTCCGGCCTGACGGCCACCGGGGCTACAGCCACTACTGGCGCGCTGCCGGAGTCCGGCACGGTGGCCTATGCCGTCACCGTTACAGACTCCCGGGGGCTGTCCACCGTCCTGCGAGGGACCATCACCGTGCTGCCCTACGCCGCGCCCGGTGTGCGCTCCATCAGCGCCGCCCGCTGCGATGCAGACGGCACGGACAACCCCGCCGGAGATCATGCCAAGGTGTCCTTTGTGGGCGCGGTGGCGCCGCTGAGCGACCGGAACACGGCCACCTATGTCATCCGCTACCGGGCCCAGGGGGCGGACACCTGGAGCTCCCAGGCCGTGCCGGACGCCGCCGGGCAGTATACACCCAGCGCCTACGGCGTCATCCCGGCCGCAGTGGACACCGTCTATGAGGTGTGCATAGCCGTCACCGACGCACTGGGCAGCACGGCCAGCCTGATTGTGGTGCTGCCATCGGCGCAGGTGCTGTTCCGGACGGCGCCGGCTGTGGACGGTCTGTCCATCGGCCAGTATCTGACCGAGGCGGCCACGCTGATTGTGGGCGGACTCATCAAGCACCTGAAGCTGCCCGGTCCTGCGGCGGTGTTGTTCGGCGGCAAGTCCCTCCTGGATTATCTCCACCCCGTCGGAAGCATCTACCAGTCCACAGATTCTACGTCCCCAGCGGACCTGTTTGGCGGCACCTGGGAGCAGATCAAGGACAGGTTCCTCTTGGCGGCTGGTGATGCTCATGCGGCGGGGGATACCGGCGGCGAGGAGGAGCACGAGCTGACGGTACAGGAGCTGCCCAGCCACGGGCACGGATATACCTATACCGGGCAGAGCGATACCACCGGCACGGGAGCTATCCGCCTGGTGAACCCAGCGGGGACAGAAAACGCCTACACGGGCAAGGCTACGTCCAACTGCGGCGGCCAGGCCCACAATAATATGCCGCCGTACCTGGCCGTGTACACATGGCGCAGGACGGCATAAAGGGGGGTTACAGATGGCACTAAAAAAGACAAATTATGTAAACGGGAAAACGGTTATAACTGCGGAAAACTTAAATGAGATACAAGATGCAATTATCGCACTGGAAAGCGCTGGTGATGACGGCACTCACCCCGTTTATTACATCGACCTTGCTGGCAATTACCCCAACTACACCTGCCCGGTGGCTATGACCGATATCAAGGCAGCATATGAGGCTGGAAGGGTACTGGAATGCCGGTGCGCGGTAGGAGAATACACCGCAACGCTGCCACTATTTATGCCAATGCCCAGCGCAAACACATGGTTATTTTCCGGTGCAGGTGCGCTGACCGCAATGGAATTTCCGGCGCAATCGCTGACTATCGCCATCGTCAATGGCACCGTGCAGGCAAGTGATACGCAACTGGCATCCAAAGATGATATCCCCGCCGCTCTGCCCAATCCCAACGCTCTGACGGTTAAGATTGGCAGCACTACCGTGACTTATGACGGCAGCAGCGCACAGACCGTGACGATTGCTGACGGCACGGAGGTGAGTTACTGATGGCGAAAAAACTGTATGAAGAATCCTCCGTACAGGCGATTGCGGCAGCAATCCGTGAGAAGAACGGAGCAGCCACGAAGTACAAAGTTGCTGAGATGGCAGATGCTGTGCGGGCGCTCTCCGGGAGTGAAGCAATCGAGTGGCACCAGTGC